TGCTGAATTATTTGCTCTTCCTCGTTGTGGATTATTTTCCCACCAATTACCTGATTTACATGAAATCATTTCTTCATCGTCGGCACTAAATAATGATATTAACGCTGCTCGTCTAATACCACCAGCTAAAACAGCATCTGCAATATGACATATTATATCGTGAACTTCAATTGGAGATAAAAATTCACCAACTTTTTTAGAATCCAATATACCTTGAACCTTTATTAAACATTCTTTTAACGGTTGAGGTCCTGGTGCTTTTCCTCCTGATGTTACAAGTCTTGCACCTTTTTGTCTAATATCAGAAAAATCAAATTTTAATTTTGACGTTCCTTGAAAATAACTTTTCATTAATGCTTTAACTGCATCTGCCCACCCTTCAATTGAATCAGCAATAAGATATCTCCTCGTTCGGTCCAAATTTGGCTGTCTAATTTCCGGTAATTTTTCTACATGGTGTTTTTGCACTGAATATCCAACCCCGGTGCCGCCTAATAATAAAAACATTGTTTCGCCAAACGCTCTATAATCATCTATTGGAAGATATGCACAATTATAAATTCGATTTGGAGAAATTTCTATTGGCTTACCGCCAAATTGTAATGATCTCATTGAAGGCAATACTTTTCTATCATGTACAAATTTGTATGCGTCTAATATTTCTTTACGTAGTTCGGGATATTTTTCTATATGCATATTTTTATTACGCGTTACTAATTCATCCCATGTTTCTCGGCGGTTTAGTGACGGAATATACTTGGCATACTTCATGTATACAGTAATATCACTTAAAATTTTGTTTGAAATCTCCATTTTGTAATCTCTTTGTTTTGTGTTATTAACGATTTATTTTTAGACAAAAAAAGCCCGGGGTGTTACCCGGACGTGCTTTTATATAAATATGACATCATCCCAATGTTCCACCCAAATCTTTAAACTTTTGTGCAAGATTTTTCTTGACCATATTTTCTCCTGTTTTCATAACTTTAGTAGTTTCTTTTCCTTGCTGTGTCTGTGGTTCAAAGAATTGGAATTGTCCATTATTTGTATTTATTTTACATGGCAATGTAACGCCATCTGGTCCGAATCTATTTTTAATTACATGGACTCGACCCGTGCCTGACATTTTATCTTCAACTTTCCTAGACAATGACATCAAAAAGTCAGCAACCATTACTTTACCATATGATGACGCAATCTTGTCTGCTTCAATTACATCTTCTTCTAGTGCTGACCTACCTGCTTGAGATGCAGTCCATACTGGTATTTTATATTCGCCGGCCATTCCACGCATTTCCTCATATAATTCTTCTAATGCTTCGTGTTTATCTTTTTTAGTGTTTACCTTTAAGAGATCACCATAATCTATAATAACTAAATCTGGAGCCTTCCCTAACATGATAGTTTTTTCCATATGAGCTTTAATACCCATTACTCCTACAGATTTAGTTGGATAGTGTTTTATAATTAACTCACCTTTAAGTTTACCCACCTTTTCTTCTATGTCTTCTAGATAATTTTTTAAGTTTTGTGCATTAATGCCGGTTACTACAGAATCATATCTTTGGCCTACATAATTTTCGTTGAGCTCTAAGGTATAATGAACAACTGTTTTACCAGCTTTTATTGCATTTGCACCTATATTAATAAGCAACCATGATTTACCAATACCAGCTGGTGCCATAACTACTCCTAATTCTCCAGGGGCTAATCCACCATCCATTAAATCGTCAATTACATCCCAACCAGTAGTCATTGTTGCACGTGCTGCTTCTGAATAACGAATAGCTACATTCTCATTATATTCTAATCCAATATCAGTGTCAGCCCCGGCCTTCATAGCACCGTCAATTTTACTCTTAATTTCGTCATAATTACCCATTTTAAGTAAATTGACGCTATCCATAATTGCGCGCTTTATTTCTTGATTCTTACAAAATTTTAGTATTTCGTCTTTGACAAATGTTAAGTCGTCTGACTCCATAAATCTAAAAACGTCTTTAAGTTGTTCTAATATAGCGGCTTTAAGCACATCATTTTCTATACTTGTAACTTTAACTTTTAATACGTCTTTTGTGGGAGGACTTTTATATTCCCGAAAATGGTCTATTATTACTTCTAATAACCAACTATTTGCGTCAGACTCAAAATATTCTGGCTGAATAATATCAGTAATTTGTTGTAAGAATACTCTATCGGTAAACATTGCTGCTAAAACTTTTATCTGAAAGCCCCAACCATATTCACTTAATTTATCTGTCATATTAGATAATAATAAAAATTATAATAAAATCAAATCATTTATGTGTTTGTTTTGCATATGCATCTAATGAAAGCCATGTTCGAGTCAACCAATCTGGTAAATTCTTCATTACGGCCCACATCTTATCTTCATAAAATAATCTTTGAAACTCAGCTCGGTTTAATCCGGTTACTGGTTCTGACATTATTCCCCTAATCTTTGAAGATACATTTGCTGATATATCTAATAATTTTATGTCCATAAGTTGCCAATTTTTAATTAAGGTTTCTCGATTGTCTAAAATCTTTTGATATTTTTTTGTTTCAGTTAAAAGTTCATTGCTCTTTGTAAACAATTCTTCTAATGTAACTTGTCGGGCATTTACAATTTCAGGAATAAGTTTTAAAATAGTTTTTGGACCTATACCAGTTACGCCAGGAATATTATCTGACTTATCACCCGTAAATGATCTATACAATACCATGTTGCTTGGATGTACACCAAATTCGTCTATAACAGCTTGGGTATCATACATTTTCTTTTTAATAGGAGACCATACTTGTATGCGGTCATCTATTAATTGATAGAAATCTCTATCGGTGGAAACAATTGTAATTTTCTTACATGTTTCGGTATACATTTGTGCTATATATGCAATAGTGTCATCAGCTTCAATTCCATCCATGGATAAAAAAGTTACAGGCAAGTTGTCTAAATATGAAACCAGCCGACTAAATTGGTGTTTCATTGATTCTTGCTCATTTTCTATACTAGAATCATGATGATCGAATCTACGCAGTTTAGTCTTATTGGCTCGATTTGCCTTATACCCTTTATAAATTTTTCTTCTTTTAGCATTACCGCCTCTACCATCAAATGCAATTATACATCTGCTAGGGTTGAAGTCTCTGACAGTTTTACCTACAGAATATAAAAATCCAGTAATACCACCTATATGGTCGCCGTCTTCATTATATGCAGGCGTTGCGCCAAAACTTCTAATAAAAGTATTGAGCCCGTCAAATACCATGATATGATCATTAGCATCCTTCGGGCTCATTTCCTTTTCTTTCTGTAACTCTTTAAATAATCTTTGATACGTATTCATTATCCTTCTTCGTCTATAACCTCATCAGTGATGATTACATCATCAATTCCGCCATGAACTCCTGCTTGATATTTAAAGATATACGCATCGCAGATTCTTTTGTATAACCGTTCTTTTGCTTCTGGGTTTTCCATTACCTTACCCACAAAATCTTTGCTTTGGAATTTCATTTCCCCAAAGACTTCACCAGTTTCATGATCTACATCTTCTAATGTGTACCATGCACCTGACTGATTAACCAATTTAAATTTCTTCATCAAGTTTAACCAACCACCAAAGTTGTCAATACCACTATCATAATAGATTTCATAATCAATCTTACGATGTGGTGGCCCCATACGGTTTTTAACTACTTGCACACTGGTCTTACTGCCTACTATTTGCTCAGCACCATTAACAGTTGCTTTAATTTGACCGGTATTTTTTAATCTTAGTCTGACAGATGCATGGAAAGGAATTGCCTTACCACCAGATGTCGTCCATTGATCACCAAATGACACGCCCATTTTAACTCTGAGTTGATTAGTGAAGATTAAACAGATTCGTTCCCGAGCAATCCAATTGGTAACCTTACGCATTGCTTTAGACAATATAATTGATTTAGAGGTTGCATACCCATCTTTGTCGTATTCTGATGCCAATTCAATTTTTGTAGATGCACCCATTATAGAATCAACTACAATTGTTACTAATCGGTCTTTGTCTGATTTACGTACCCCGTCGACAATAGTTTCAATAGTTTCAAATATTTCTTCTATTGTTTCTAATGGTACATATAACATGGTTTTTAGATCGGCGCCAATTGCAGCTAAGAATTCTGAACTAGTAGCCGACTCAGTATCAATATAAACTGCTAAGCCTCCCTTTTTTTGCGTTTCTGCTAAGGTGTGGGCTGCTAGCAATGATTTGCCCGATGCTTCTAGGCCTGTTATTTCGGTTATTCTACCAACAGGAAATCCACCATTCGGTCGGTTTGATATTGCAATATCTAATGCATCACACCCAGACGATATCCACTCTGTAACATTGCTAGGCGAATCATCATCTCCATCCAAAAAGAATGCAGTCTTTAACGCTTGGCCTTTAAACTGTTTATTGATACTGTCAGCTAATGTGTTTGCTAACGCATCTTCCAGTTCGTCCTTACTTTTGCTTTTTTTGTTTGCCATTTAAAGACTCCTACGCGTTAAATAAATCGTTGAATGCAGTAGCTACGTCGGTCGTCTTTTCTTCGGTTTTAGCAGTTGCCTTTTCCTCAGTTTTACTAGATGTATCTGTTGTGGTGTTAGATGATGTATCAACGTCTGCACTGTCATCTTCCGGGTTCATCCATTCTTTAAGAGCTGTTTCTAACTCGTCATAAGTTGGTTCTGGGAAGATGTCTGTGATTATGGGTTGATTCATAATCTTCTCCGCAATCAATTTATCTTCGGTTGCAGGTGTTGTGTTAGGTTTAACACGAATCGTAGTCTTTGGATATCCTCCACCCTCTGCAGGAATAAACTCTACGTCAATGTCGCGGCCGTTCATTAAGTCGGTGATATCACCATAGTCTGGATCAGACACAATGGAAAGCAATTCCGTGTAAATTGTTTTACCGAATCCCCAAAATTTAACCCCTTCTGCTTCTTTGCCGCGGATGATAACGGGAACATAAGTTCTCATTTTAGGTTCAATTTTACGACCCATTAGCCACTCGTCTTTATCTCCGGTCTTTTTTAGTTTTTCTGCAAATTCAACTACTGGATCTGCATTACCGAATGATATTGGTGATAGCATTGACCGTTTGGCAATGTCATAGTGAAAATACAATTCTAGAAATGGATTGTCTTTGCGGTGTACATACGGTACAATTCGTACTCTTGTTTTTGGTCCAGCTTCTGGTTTCCAAAGGTTGTTTCGACGATCGTCGGTTTTGTTTAATTGATTAAGTTTTGCCTTTATGGCGTCTAAGTTAAGTCCCATTTAAGTCCTTTTTTTTTGTTAAGTTATTAATTTATGTTATTTATTAATTATATATTAGATAATTAAATCGTTAAGTCCAAGTAATTGTTTAAGTTTTTTATTGTATTATACTTTATTTTCTATAGTATCCCAATCTACATCCCATTCATAATCTCCGCCGCCCATAACAACAGCTTCTGCCTGAACTGTCCATTTACCGCCATTTTGATCTGTACCCATTAAATCACCATGCCAAGTATAATTGTCTACCTGATCCTCTAACTCATAGTCATCAAAATCAATGTTAACTGTTTGGCCTTTGTGATTGTATATAACATTAACATAAGGCAAGGATCCTTTAATGTCAATTACTTTGTCGAGTGGTGGTTGAGTTTGTTCAGTAAGATTCTTGGTTGCGAATCTCCTCATATTTTCTGCTAGTATTCCTGTTACGA